GAGGAACCAATCACTTTCGCTTGCTGGATTAAGCGCAAGGATCGAAACGCCCTACCAGATACTTTCAAAGCGCGATGTTGTTCAGATCGGCCAAAGCCTCGGCGTTCCGTTCGATAAAACTTGGTCCTGCTACATCGGAGGCCAAGAACCATGCTATTCATGCGAAGCGTGCAAGAAGCGCACAGAGGCATTCCTTCAGGCGGGTACTCGGTTCTCGATATGATCCATTACCACGGCACACCATGCGGAGGAAAACGGGAGGAGGCGGCGCGATTTATGAAAGGCCGTCACATTCTGATTCCGTTCCCAAGGCCCGAGGACATAGCTACAGCAGCCGAAGTCTGTCAGTCGTTCATTCTGGACAACGGAGCATTCACCATCTGGAAGCAGGGCGGAAAACTGGACGTTGCTGGCTATATCGAGTTCTGCCGGACATGGCACAGACACCCCGCCTTTGATTGGGCGATCATACCGGACGAAATCGAAGGCGACGAGGCCGCAAACGACGCCATGCTTTCAGATTGGCCGGACGATTTAGACGGCGCTCCTGTTTGGCACATGCACGAATCAATCGACCGACTGAAACGCCTCTGCGATTCCTTTCGGGTTGTCTGCCTTGGCTCTAGCGGCGAATGGGAAACGCCAGGTACAGAATCTTGGTGGGCAAGGATGAGTGAGGCAATAGGTTCAATCTGTGACAGCGATGGAAGGCCACCATGCAAGCTTCACGGACTCCGAATGCTCTCGCCTGACATTTTCACAAGACTGCCTCTTTCATCTGCCGACTCAACAAACGCCGTTCGCAACGGCTGCTCAATCGGAAGATTCGGAGTCTACGCAGCTCCAAACCAAGGAACCAGAATGGACGTTATAGCCCAAAGAATCGAAGCCCACCAATCGGCCCCCGTGTGGATCGAAAACAACAAGCAAGTGGAACTAACTTTTTAACTCGATCAGAGAATAACCAACTAAAGGAAAATATGAGCCGACTATCAGACAACGACAGAAACCTTGGGCCTTTTACGCTGGCCAGATGGAGCAAGACATTTTCGTTCTACATCAGCGGAGGAGATGATGAAGACCGCACAACGAACCTCCTGATTGCCGCATTCGGGTGGGCTTTGCGAGTGCGGTTACCATTTACGATCAAGCCGTTTGGCAAGTACGGCGAGCACTGCCGACGATACGGATTCAGCATCAGTGACATGGGCAATGGTTATGACTTCGTGCAAGTCTATTACGGCCCCCAGACTCACGACACCAGCACTGAAAGGCATTGGTGCAAGCACTTGCCTTGGAAACAATGGCGCTGCGTCCGGTTTAGCTGCTACACGCCCACCGGGGAGCACTTCGCCAGCGAGGAGAAGGGTAAAGGAAAGTTCTTTGAGTTCATGCGGATCAAGGAAACCTGCCCAACATCCCGATTCGAGTTCGATGATTACGATGGAGAGCGAATCACCGCGACATGCCTGATCGACGAGCGGGAATGGCATCGTGGCGAGGGCTGGTTCAAGTGGCTTGGATTCTTCTGGCCCGCGAAAATCCGGCGTTCCCTCGATCTGCAATTCAGCGCTGAAGTCGGACCAGAAAAGGGATCATGGAAGGGCGGCACAATCGGCCACGGAATTGACATGATGGAAGGCGAGACTCCACGCCAAGCTTTCGAGCGATATTGCTCCAAGGGTTACGATGCACGAAAGAGAGGCAAAGTTTACCCGCTCAAGTTTGTTGGAGAGATTGAATCTTTGGAGGCTGGAATGAACCTAACAACCAGCGACCTAGACAGCCGGATCAGCAAAGCCAAGGAGGAAACCAAGTGAGCGAGACACCGAGAACAGACCGCGCAAGGGGAGAATTTTGGATGGGTGGAGATTGGTCAATTAGGTTCGACTTGTTTACGCAGCAACTCGAAACCGAACTGACCGCATCCAACGCCGGGCTTGAAGCGGCCAAGAATGATCTGGCGGAAACCAAAAACGCACTCTCGAAACTCGTCTCTGACTACTCCGAGGCTGTAGCCGGGGAAACCGAGATGGAGGAGCTTCTGAGACTAAGGAATGAGCTTGCGGAGGCGAAGGAGCAACGCGACCAGCTAAAGCGAGCAAGCGATGCGGTTCAAAAGTATCTGTTTGCCGACGATTCAGACTCCATCATCGCCGCTTGCAACTGCGACACCAAAACGAACGAGATCAAGCACCACAAGAAGGGGTGTAAGTATCGGCTGATCTGTGAACGTGACGGCTTCAAATCCACCCTCACAGAGCTTCTTGAGGTTGCGGAGAGGCTTGAAACGTTCGGCACCAATGAACCGGGAATGTTAACGGATTATCTGGATACTTGTGAAGACCTCGCCCGAATCAAACAACAACGGGAGGAACGGAAGTGACATGCTCTTACTGCCGAGGTCGCGTTGAATGGAAGGGTCCGTTCACAGGATTCACGCACACGGAATGTCTGCGATGTGGAGCGCGCAACAGTCAGATTCCCGAACCATCAGAACAACCAGAGGAGGATCAAGAATGACCCACAACGAAATAGACGCACTAACCGAAGAGCAAGTCCACAAAGCCGTTTTGGAGCGGCTTGGGTGGAGTTTGATAAGACCCGGATTAGTCAGAGGGCTTAAGGGTTGCTTTCCTCGCCCAACTACTAACTTCAAGGAATGCCCTCCCCTCGACGACAACCTAATGCGCGAGGCGAGGAAGCTGCTGGACTCCGAGCAAGCAATCGTATTCATAGCGACACTTTGTTCTGGCTCGGTAATCGTACCCGGAACTTACGAGGGGGCATTCAAGCTAATTCACGTTCCCGCCCTCGACCACGCCCGCGCATTCCTTAAAACGATGGCCCTTGAAAAATAATTTCACTTTCCTCTTGCAATAACCTAAGCGGTTTGCTTTATTTGCGTCATGAAAACAACCGAACAAGCAATCGCCTCCGCAAACACCAGCCGCTACTACGTCCGCTCCTATGATGCAGCAATGAAATCTCCGCTGGACGGCGAACTTTTTGCGACTCTCGAAAAGCAAGAGAGCTATTTCGCCAGGAAGCTTGCAGAATCCAAGCAATCCCTGCGCGATAACCTGTTTGGCGCACGCGCCGTACTTGCGATTGAGTTGCGGGCGCTGAAAGGCGATGATCGCACTGAAGTTGAAATCGCTATCGCTGGAATTGACTCGGAACTTGAAGGGCTCAAAAATGCCAAATAAGGCAGCACAAGCATTAGGGCGGCTTGGGGGTCGCAAGACCTCCGAGGCCAAGGCCGAGGCTGTAAGGGCCAATGGAGCCATACCGCCGAAGCCGGGGAGCCGACCAAGGGGCAGACCAAAGAAACTTAAGACCTTGGAGGGAAGGGAATGAGTGAGGGGAAAATAGGCCGCATATCATTCGCGGTTGAGATCGACGGAAAGCCTTACTTTGTGGCCCTTCCTCAAGAAAGGTTGCGCGTATTGGTCACGCTCGCAGGATCATTGTCGGATAGCGGAAAGCTTCCAGTTTTGGATATGCCGGAAGGCTTTAAGTTCACGGAATTAGAAACCAACAAAGGAGAGGCATGAGACAACCAGACGACCACGATACGAAAGAAGAGATTGCATTCCACGAAGGAAATTCAGGAATAGAAATCACCCCACCCGCAAACAGCGGGAATGGACAGGAGGCGCGAGCGGCGGAATCCGAAGTGAATAAAATCCAGCAGGCGACTCGCTGGGTGACAAGCGACGGAAAGGAGTTTGCTTACTTCTCTGGTGCCGAATACCACGCGCAACAGATGGACAAAGCAGCAAAGGCAAACGCCGTCCTTGCCGATGAAAAGAAACTCTCTGCGCATCTTCAAACCGAAATCGACAGGTTGATAGCAGCCGACAACCAGAACGACTCGGAGCTAAATCTTGCGTGGGGAGAATGCGATAAGCAGGATGCGGAGATTAAGTTCCTGCAAGCCGACCGTGAGCGATTAGCTCAGGAGAACAATAGACTTGAGATGGAGATTGAAACCACTTGGGAGAAATGCGGGGCGTCCGAGTTGCTGCTAGAACAGTCCACCCGCCAAAACGCCCGATTACTTGAGAAAATCAGAAACCTTGAAGCCATTGACGCGTAAGGTAGAGTCAATTCATGCCTCGTCTCGATAATCCTCGCCATGAAGCTTTTGCGCAAGCCGTCGCAAAGGGATCAAAGGGCGCTGACGCCTACCGGAAAGGCTACGGGAAAGAAGTTGCTTCTGCGAGACAGCGGGCTTGCGAGCTTATGAAAGACCGTGACATATCGGAACGGATCAAGGAGTTGCAGAGCAAATCTGCCGATGGCGTTGCGCTCACGCTTCGAGAGATGCACGATTTTCTTCGCTCTACGCTACTGACTGCCCCCGGCTCTATCGACGAGAACAACCCGCTTTGCCAGAGCTTCAAGTACACTGAAACCATGAGGGAATTAAAGATGTGCGATAAGCTTCGGGCGCTTGAACTGGCGGCGAAGCTACAGGGAATGCTCCGTGAAAAGGTGGAGGTCGATGTCTCTGATGATTTCGCTGGATTCTTCGGGCTGATCCGGCGCGGATCAAAGGAAGGTTCGGAATAGGGTAGCCGTCATTTTTATGAATCAGTCAAGCCAAAAGAAGCTTTCACCAGAGGACAAAAAGAAGCTCGCGAGCCCCGTTTGGCGAATCTGCAACCTATACCACGTCAAAGACGAGGTGACCGGCAAAGCTGTTCCGTTCCGGCCTAAACCGGAGCAAATGGAGATTATCAACGCCGTTCACGTTCGGGGGGAAAAGAAGATCCTGATTCCCAAGGCCCGACAGCTTGGAATCTCGACCGTTATCGCAATCATCATTTTGGACGCGATTATTTGGAACGCCGGGGTTCAGGCTGCAATCGTTGACCAGACGCAGGGAGACGCCACCAAAAAGCTTCGCAATAAGATCGTTTTCGCCTTTGAGCAGCTTCCCAAGTACATGCGAGACAAGATCAAGGTCGGGAAGAATAACGACCATTTCTTTGCCATTTCAGCCAGCAGCGAAGAGGATGCGACTAGCGAAGTCCAGGCGGGGACCAACGCCCGAGGCGATACCTTCCAAATCCTTCATGTCTCAGAATGGGGTTCGATTGCCTACGAAGATCCGAAGCGGTCCCAAGAAATCCTTACCGGGGCCCTGCCTGCCGCCAAGAAAGGTTTGGTGTTTATCGAAACAACATGGAAGGGCGGCAAGAATGGCGACCTTTGGGGAATCACCAAGCGAGCCATGGAGACTCCTCCGGAGCACCGGACACAGGAGGATTACAGCCTCTATTTCTTCCCTTGGTGGGGCGAGAAGGGCTATGCGCTCGCCGGGGACGCTTCGCAGATTCCAACCGATTGTGCTCAGTATCTTGCCGAGGTTGAGGAAGCGATTAAGAGCCGGTTATCCGATGCTCAGCGCCTTTGGTACTACAAAGTAGCTTGGGCGAAGGGGCTTTTCCGGTTCCGCGAGTTCCCATCGACGCTTGACGAGTGCTTCCGCTCCCCAATCGAGGGCGCAATCTACGCTGATTTGATTGATAAACTCAGGGGAACTGGCGCAATTACCAGCTATCCCGTGGACGGAATGGCTTTGGTTCACACCTTTTGGGACGAGGGAAGCCCGCAAAATACGTGCGTTTGGTACGCACAAATGGTTGGACGGGAAATCAGGATTATTGACTGCGACATGATCCCAAGGGGGCTTGACGCGCCACCGGAAACCATCGTTGAGCGGGTGGCTCGAATGCTCCGCAAGGGCTACAATTACGGGTGGCATTACCTCACCCACGCAGCCCAGCAGACGGAATTCTCAGGCAAGACCATCCAAAGCGAGCTAATCGCCGCAGGGCTTAAGAACGTGCGGGTTGTCCCTCGAACGGTTGATGTCTGGATGGGGATTAACCGACTTCGCCAACTCATGCCGACCTTCGTTTTCAGGCTACCGGCTTGCGAGCACGGGATTGAGGCGCTGAGTAACTACCACACAAGGCGCGAGAGTGGGGCTGGTATCTCCCAAGACATTCCCGTACACGATTGGTCAAGCCATCCATCAGACGGACTTAGAACCCTGGCAGAAGCGGAAATGGCCGGGATGCTTGAAGGCAGCAGCACAACGGCCCTAAATGGTCGCAAGCGCAACGGAATGGGAGCCCGGGTCATTTCAGGATTCAGGGGCGACGATGAAGGAGGGGCGTTCGGTGGAACTGCGAGGGTGATATTTTGAATTTATGAAAGTAGAAATCGACGGCATTGCATACGTTCCAGCAAGCGAGATAGGCAAGGGAGCAGACAACACGGCGCGGGCGCTTTTATCGGCTGTTGCTGGGGGCTGGTACACCTATCTGAACTGCCACAAGACAGGTGAATCTATCGGTGGAGCTACCAAGTGCGAGTGTACTGGCTGTAACGCTTACCGAGCCATATCTCAGTTCCTCGGAGAAATAGACGAGGAGGAGCAAACGGACCCCGGCTTTTTAAGGCTGTGGGAGGCATCTGGGAAATGACCCCTGTTGAGCAAGCCGCAGCAGTCTACGAACGTGAGGATTGCGCGAGGACGTTCAAGGAGGACCTTGAGTATCACCTTCTAAACGGCTGGGTAATCAACACGCCAACGCTTTTCATCATGGCTCGCCCGGTTGAGAGGTACGGTCCACCGTCGCTAATCGTTGACCCATCGCACGTTTTCGAGAATCCCGACTGCTGGCACATATACCTTCAAGCCGGGAACGTGAATGAGGTTTGGAAGTTCGATGTTCATCAATTCCCGTGGGTGTCATTTGAGCGTAGAAACAGGCTCAGATTCTACCGAAGTAAGGAAATCCACGATAGGACAGCCCGGTTAATCACCTAGGGTCGAGTCAATTCTTCTTTACTTTTGCCCCCTACCCGCTCACCTATGTTGCTTTCGAGCGCAAGAACGCTCTCCGCATTTACCGTTATGAAAGGATAAAACGATGCTGCTTCTCCTTGTCTGTCTTGCTTTCCTCGCCATCCTTGCACAAAGGGACGGTGAACTAACCCCGTCAACCGCCGAGGGCTTTGGCTGGGTTCGTCCAAAGATCACCCCGGCAACAATGCCGCTTCGACTTCTCAAGGGCGGAACTCCTGCACCGCCCAAGCCGCAGCAAATCCCGAATCCTCCTGCGCCTCCTCCACCCCCTCCACCAATCCCGCCGCCTCCCACTCAGACCGCTGTTGCCGCAGATCAGGCCGCTTTAGATGCCCGTAAGCAGCAACTCAGCCGCAAGGGGATCGGTTCCACGCTCTTAGCTGGGGAAACTGGCGGGGCGAACGCACCGGCTAAGAAGTCGCTTTTGGGGTAATTCATGGCCGATGTAGATTCCATTGTTAAGCGCAACGAGGCACTGAAATCCGACCGAATGCCTTTTATGGCCTTCTGGCAGGATGTGGCTAACTACGTAATGCCCCGAAAGAGTGAGATTCTTTCGCAGCGCATGTACCCCGACCAGAGTAAGGAGCAACGGCTTTTCGACTCCACGGCAATTCGGGCAAATCAGATCCTTTCCAACGGCCACATGTCTTGGATTACGCCACAGGGCCAAGCATGGTTCACCTTCGATTGCCCTGACAACCTTTTGCAGAGCGACGAGGCAAAGCAGTGGTTTGCGGCCTGTACCGAGATTGCACGGCGCGAACTGGCTCGATCCAACTTCTATACCGAGGCTCACGAATTCTACCTCGACAGGGGAGGATTTGGAACTGCCTGCATGTTCGTAGCCGAGGGCAAGAAAAACGCGCTCAACTTTGAGGCTTGGGAACTTGGCCGGTACTCGCTTTGTGAGGACGATGAGGGGCGAATTGATACCTGTTACCGTGACTTCGACATGACCTTGCGGCAGATGGCGCTCAAGTTCGGCAAGGAGAACCTGCACAAAGAACAACAGGACAAGCTGGACTCCAACGACGCTCATGCACTTGAGGAAAAAATCACCATTGTCCACGCCATCTATTCTCGCGATCCCTCGGAGTACGACCCTCGCTTGCGCGACGGCAAGAATATGCCGGTTGCCTCCTGCTACGTGGATTCCAAGAACAAGCATCTTCTGAGTGAGGGAGGGTTCAATGAAACGCCCTTCATGGCGTCCAGATTCCTTCACTGGTCGAAGTCTGTTTATGGTTGGTCGCCGTCATGGATGGCGCTACCTGAGGCCCGCCAACTCAATTTCCTCGAAAAGCAGATGGACGCGCTGGCTGAAATCGCAGCTTTCCCTCGCATTCTGCTGCCTGAAGGATTTGCCGGGTCGGTTGATCTTCGCGCTCATGGGGTGACGTATTTTGACCACAGCCAGCCCAATGCGATCCCGAAGGAATGGATTACGGGCGGTCGCTACGACATCGGAAAGGACAGGGCAGAGGTTCGCCGCGCAGCCATCGAAAAGGCGTTCTACGTCGACGTCTTCCAAATGTTCGCCAATATCGAGCGGCAAATGACGGCCCGTGAGGTTGCAGAACGCAGCGCGGAAAAGCTTGATCAGTTTTCACCATCATTCTCCCGGCTCACGGTGGAGTTTCTGAATCCTGTTTTGCAGCGGGTGTTTTCAATCCTTCTGCGCGGTGGACACTTTCCTCCACCTCCAAACGAAGTCTTGATGCCAACAGCAGCCGGGGCGGTTATTCCAGAGCCGAAGGTTAATTACTCTTCCCGCATCGCCCTGGCGATTAAGGCCCTTGAGAGCGCCGGGTTTGAGCGCACCCTTGAAATGTGGACACCGATGATTCAAGCGCGTCCTGAAATTCTGGATAATCTCGACCTCGACACCGCTTTCCGCGACTCGACCCGCAACAACAACGTACCGGCCCGTTGGCTCATGGATTCGCGCAAGATGGCGCAGGTTCGGGCTCAACGCGCTCAACAGCAGGCGCAACAGCAGCAGATAGAGCAGGCCCAACAGATGGCCGATGCCGCAGGTAAAGCCGGGAACATCAAACCAGAGAGCACCGTTGGCCAAATGCTTTCAGGGGCGGCTAAATGAGTGCTTTTGAGGATCTTCATAATCGAATGAGCAGCGAAGCTCAAGAGCTAGACGCTGAAGCAATGGCTCATTTCCATCCATTGATAAAGCTGGTGATTGCTGCCCGCGCAAGTTGGCTAAAAGGCCACGCAACCAGCCCTAAGAACTGTCTGATTAGCCGAGAGCTTTTAACCTTCAAGGACCATGTTTATTTCGAGGATGGGACGCTGTTAGGAATGACCATCGAAACAACCAACGAACCCGGCCTTATTTGGGTTGGAGAGTGGGTAAAATGAGTGACGCAATCACCAAGAGCGATTTGGACAGGGCTCGCGAAAAGGCCCGATTGATTAACGCCTACCATCGCACTTTCAACACGACTGACGGCCAACTTGTGCTTGAGGACTTTCGCAGGGCATTCGGGACCGAATCACCCGCATTCATTCCCGGCCCGAACGGATTTGACCCCTACCGCGCCGCCCAGCGCGACGGCCAACGACAGGTTGTTATTCACGTCGAAACCATCTTGAAAACCACAACCCCAGACGGTGATGGCAACGTGGAGAAGTCAGCAGTAACCATCATCACCGAAACCCAAGAAAACTAACCATCATGCCCGAAGCATCATTACTCAGCGGCGATCCAACGCCCTCACCCACTCCATCACCTACGCCCAGCCCAAGCCCCTCACCGTCTCCTTCGCCAAGTCCAACGCCCTCACTGACGCCATCGAACACCGGCTACGTTGGCGACGATGGCGCATTCAAAGAGGGCTGGATGGACCGTCTACCTCCTGATTTCGCAGACTCCAAGCAGATCCTCGGAAAGTATCGGACCCTTCCTGACGCGCTCAAGGCCCTAACCAACGCCGAGCGGCTTGTGGGCAAGAAGATGGATGGGCTGATTAAGATCCCCGGCGCACTCAAGGACGGTGCAACCGATGCCGAGAAGGCTGATCACGCAACCTCGATGGAGGCCTACCGCAAGGCCATCGGCATACCTGACAAGCCCGAAGGCTACACACTCAAGCCTGAGAAGCTTCCCGAAGGCATGGAGTGGAATGAGGAATTCGGCAAGACATTCGCCGGGATCGCCCACAAGCACAACGTCACCCCCGACGCAATGAAGGAACTTGTCGAGGCCTACACCGGCATGGAGCAATCCCGAGGAGTCGCCCAACAGCAGGTATTTCAACAGGAACTTGAGAAGGGAAAAGCGACCCTGCAAGACGCATGGAAAGGCGACTTTGAAACGAATCTCAAGGTTGCGACCCGTGTAGCTAAGACCCTTGGACTTGATCCAAATTCACCAGGGCTCAGTGATCCTAACGTGGTGATTGCGCTAAAGAACATGGCCGGAATGGTGAGTGAGGATAAGCTCATCAATGGCGAGTTCTCAGGTTCATCCACACCCGGAAAAGATCGCGGAATGGCGATTATGACCGGCAAGAGCAGCGACCCTGAGATTCTTCGCCTCCATGCGCTCTACATGAAGGGCGACAAGGAAGCCAATAAGACCGTGGAGGAGTTGCTTAAGAACGGGTAGACCTACCAAAACCAGATTGTTTGTTGGGCGCGCCTATAGCCGAGTTGCTGTAGGCGCGCTTTTTTATGCCGGAATGTATTGACTCGACCCCGCTTCATTTGCTATGCGCTTAGACCGTCCTGAGTAAGACACCCGCTCCTTTTTTAAGGTTTGGCCTCACTCGGCATTCCCAAAGCCGTTTTTCGACCCGCAAGCGCGGACACTCGGCAGCCGAGGGGGACCACACACCAAATCTTAAATCTCGAAAGAGAAAGGAGCCCTCATAATGAGCGCAGTCTTACAAATTCCAGACCATTTCGTTACCAAGTTCGATACGACTTGGAAACATCTCGTCCAGCAGACCGAATCCCGCCTACGCGAAACCGTTGAAGTCGATACGTTCGACGGCAAGGAAAAGAAATACAACCAGATCGACTCTACCGAGCTTGATCTCGTTACCACCCGCGCAGCCGTCACCACTGAAAGCGACATTGCTTTGCCTGACCGCTGGTTGCGTACCAGCATCTATGACAAGGCATTCATTCGCGATGAGTGGGATGATACCTTCTTGGGTGAAGTCAGTTCGCCAACCTCGGAGTTCATGCGGGCCGCAATGCAGGCCTACAATCGCCGGGTTGATAAATCCATTGCTCTCGCCTTGGGCGGAACCGCCTACACCGGGGCAGATGGAACCACTGGAACCACGCTCCCAAGTGCGCAGAAAGTCGCGGTTAACTTCGTGGCTCCGAACACGACCGGATCAAACAGCGGGCTAACCCTCGCCAAGCTGATCAAGGCCCGTTCGATTCTGCGCAAGGCCGAAGCAATCGCACCAGGGGAACGCGTTGTTTTTGCCTGCTCTCAGCAGCAAATCGACGATCTTCTCAATAACGTGGATCAGGTTGCCAACACCCGCTATGCGGACGTGAAGGCGCTGCAAGAAGGTTCCGTGACCACGTTCATGGGCTTCTACTTCCACATCACTGAACTCATGCCCGTGGCTAGCTCGATTCGCTCATGCTACGCCTACCCGCAGAGCGCCTTGAAGTTCGCGGACGGTGGCAAGAAGTCCTATATGGACATTCTCCCCACCCGCAGCCATGCGCTGCAAGTGCGCGTGTCCGCTCGCCTCGGCGCGACCCGGATGGAAGAAAAACGAGTGGTCGAAATCGCCTGCTCCGAAGCTTAATTCAACCAACGAAAAGGAGATTATAAGTTATGGCTAATTTTAATGCTGACATCGCAGTGCAGGAAGCTAGCGCGCGGGGGGACACCCGCATCGACGGTTCCTTGCGAACTGGCCGCCGAATGGTCTTCCGCGCAACTTACGTTTGCGTTGGGACCGAAGTGGCAACCGACACAATCACCCTCGGAACCTTGCCGAACGGGGCAAAGTTTCTCGGGGGCCGTATTTGGTCGGAAGCCTGCGGCGGAACCACCGGGACGATTGCGACCCTTGGAACCGTTGCAACCGCTGGCCTTTTAAGCGCGACCGCCGTGGGGATTACCTCTGCTGGCACTACCGCTCTTACGCTGGTTGCCGGGTTGCCTGTAGCTGCCTTTGATGGCGCTACGGCGCTCGTTGCGGCCATTGGCCTTGCGAGCGGGTCTTTCACGGCTGGAAAGAAAGTCGTGTTTGACATCGAATATTTCGTCTAATCCCAGGCGAAACCTTTGTGGGAAAAATCACCGGGTTGGGCGTTTGATGGGCGTCCAGCCCGGTATTCCAAATAAACCATCACCTAAATTCCCATGGCCGTAGACGTTGTTACAATCTGCAATCTCGCCCTTGGGCGCCTCGGGGAATCTCGCATTATGTCCATTGACGATGCGAGCCAGCAGGCCCGGTTTTGCAAGCTGTTCTACGAGCCGACCCGTGATGAGGTTCTACGCTCGCATACTTGGAACTTCGCCAAGCAGCGACAGACCCTCACCAAGCTTTCCGCCGCTCCTGCCTTCGGTTGGAGCAACGCTTTCCAGCTTCCCGCCGACTTCATTCGTGAGGTCCGCGTGAATGAATGGGAGTCTTATCAGGCCGATGATAATTGGGTGATCGAGGGCAACCAGCTTTTGACCGATCAAGACACGATTGAGCTGCTTTATATTTATCGGGTTGTCGATAGCACGCTTTTTGATCCGCTCTTTGTAAAGGCGTTCTCGGTGCTTCTGGCTTCTGAGCTCGTCACCACCCTGACGGGTTCACGCGAACAGGGGCAGGCGTTCCTTACCGAGTATCAGCAGATCCTTGCGCCCCTGGCCAAGCGCATTGACGGCATGGAGAACCACGACAAGCGCAAGCTGCCTTGGGTCAATA